CCCTCCTCGGGTGAGGGCGGCGCTCGCCGGGACGCCGTCCGCCACCCAACCATGGAGAACAAGATGAACACTTGCAACACGCCCAACAATGATGCATACCTGCATCACCTCGACCGTCCCATAGAGGACCTTGTGCGCGACCCTATCACTGACCCGATTGCTGCCGATGAATACGAAGCGCTCCTCGCGCAGCAGCGCGAGGACTACGCGCAGCGCACCCAGGAGCTCGTCGACGAGGTCCGGGACGCCGTCTTCAGCCTCATCGCCAGTCTTGCCGAGCGCGGTGTCGACCCCGCCATCATCCGTCGCGCGGCGCTCGATGCAGAGACCGTGGCGGACCGCATCGCCGCCACAATCCGCACCATCCGCAAGGAGCTATTCTGATGGCCGCGCCCCTGATCCGCTGCTCGCATCTGCCCCTGCTCGCCACACCTGAAGGCGAGGCCAAACTCTGGAACATCTACAAGCTGGGGATTGAAGAGCCACCCTCCAATCCGCTCGCCGTCGCAATCGGGCTCGCGCTCGAGCCGTTTCACCGCGAGTGGTTTGCAAAGCAGACGGGCTATACGGTCCTCGACGACCCCGGTGCCGGCACGATTCGCCTGTCCGACGAACGCGTCGGCATCACCACAAGCGGCTTCGACGGCTTCGGCTCCTTCGAGGATGGCACACCCTTTGTCTTCGAGGGCAAAATCCTTCACGGCAACGCACCGCTTTCCGTCTCCGCTCAACATTACTGGCCGCAAATGGTCGGCTACTCGATCCTCAGCGGAATCCGGAACATCGCCTTCTCTGTCATCGGCCGCGCCGAGGCGACGTGGCATTGGAAGGCGCTGACTGTCCAGCAGTCTGACATCGACGCTCTCGTCGAGCGTGTCGCCACCTTCCGGCGGATGCTCGAGGCCGACATCCCACCGTGGGACATGCCCGAGACGCCGGAGACGACGCAACAGCGCAAACGACTGCGCATCGACCTGAGCCAGTTCGGCGTGTTCCCCGCCACAGTGCTGCACAACACGCCGTTCGAGGGCTTGGCGCGCGAGTGGCGCGCCACGCGCGCAACGGCCAAGCGCCACAACGAGGTGCAGGCGCTGCTCGCCAAGCTGATGCCGCCTGAGGCCCGCATCCTCCACTCACCGCTCGTCGTCATGCGGCGCACCGCAAGCAATGCCATTCAGGTGTTCCCGCGTGAGGAGACGCCCGCCACCATCCTCCAGGAGATCGACCAATGACCGACGACCCATGCTACACCGGACCAGCACAGCGCGTCCGCAGCCTCGCCCGCGCCATGGCGCGCGGCGTCTTCGCGTCCGACCGCGACCGCCGCCTTGGCCGCGATGACCTCCTGCTCGCCTACGCCCAGGGCGCACGGTACGCCCTCCAATGGCTCGCGCACCAGTGCGACGACGCCATCCTTCTCGATTGCCTCGCGGCAGAGGCCGACGCCCTCGACGATGCGTGCCGCCACATCGTCACCACGGAGGACACGATCAATGACCACGCAGGGTAACTACATCGTCACGACCACAATCGCCCCCTCCCGGCCCATGCCTCTTGGGGACAACGACAACGTCCGTCACCATCCCGCGCCCGAGCTGCGCATTTGCCTCGCCTGCCCGCAGTCCAGCCACGACGCAGCCCAGCTCGAGCCGCCCGACAACGCGCCGCCTGAGGAGCGCGCGCGCTGGCAAAACGCCAGGAACAACTATCGCGGCATGGCATTTGCCATGGCCTCGATGACCGTGTGCACCTGGCAGCGCCGCGTCTTCGAGGAGATCATCGAGGGCGCCCAGAAGTGCATCGAGCGCATCGACGACGTGGCGCACGCCAAAGGCGAGGTGCATTGGCCCGTACGCAAGCGCATCCCCATCCACCTGCCGACCACGCACGACGCCGTCGACGACCCTCACGCCAGCGTCGAGTACGAGATCGACCCCCGCTCGCTCGACGACAGCGCGCTCCGCGAGCTCATCTGCGACTGGGCCCAGGAGCAGCCGCGCGATCGCACAAGCGCCAGCTATCGCCAGTGGCGCGACGCCTTTGACCTGCTGGTGCGCACGCTCGCAGAGCGCCTCACACCCCAAGCGGCCTCATGAACCACGCCGCCCACAACACCAAGGAGCCCCCCACATGCCCAAGGTCTACCTACACGCCAACCCGACCGAGACGGAGGCGCGCGCCGCCGCTGACATCCAACCGCACGTCGAGCGCCTCATCGACCAGGTGCACCGCGTCATCGTCAACAGCGGCCCACATGGCGCCACCGGCAGCGAGATCGCCGACGCCATCGGCGCGTGGGTCTACTCGGTGAAGCCGCGCCTCACCGAACTGTCCCAGATGGGCGCCGTCGTCGTCGCCGGCCAGCGCCCCAACCCGCGTGGGCGCATGGAGCAGGTCTTCATCGCCACACGGTTCAGGAAGGAGACACCCAATGGCTGAAGACTTCCTCGTCGATCCCGAGCGCCAGAAGCGCAACCTCGCCCTGTTCGAATACCTCCGCACGCCCGACCCCGCCTACACCAAGCAGTTCAAGCGCAGCGGCGGCTTCAGCGGCACCGCCATCAACCCAACATGGATTGCCGCACGCATGACCGCCGCCTTCGGCCCCTGCGGCCTAGGCTGGGGCATCGAGATCGAGGACGAGCGCTACGTCGAAGGCCATGTGCTCGACCCACAGACGGGCACAAAGGCCATCGTGCACGTCCTGCGAGTCGCCGTGTGGTACATCCCGCCCAAGACGACCACCAAGTGCGTCGTGCGGCACTTCGGCCAGACCACCTTCGTCGGCAAGAACCAGCACGGGCTGTTCACCGACGAGGAGGCGCCCAAGAAGTCCCTGACGGACGGGTTCACCAAGGCAGCGTCGCTCATCGGCGTTGCCGCAGACGTCCACCTCGGCCTGTTCGACGACAACAAGTACGTCTCCCAAGCCGAGGCAACGTGGGAGGACAATCGCATCGCCGACGCGCCACACGGCGCCGTCCCACCGCCCACCGCCGCCGAGCTCAACAATGCCTGGGCCGCCCTCAAGCAGCGCATCGAAGGCGCGGATCTTCCAACTCTTCGGGCGCTGCGGCCCGAAATCGCGGCGCTTGCGGACAAAGCACGACGCTATGGCCACGAGCACCTCATCGAGAGTATCAAGGCCACCGCCAATGAGGCGCTTGCCCGCGCCACCGCAGCCGCGCAGCTCGCCGCCCAGGCCACCACGACACAGACGGCGGAGTGATCCGTCGCACCAATCCGCCCGCCGCTTGTTCCAGGTCCCCCGAGCGGACGGCGCGGAAGGTGAACGCCCACCAAAGCAGGCGTGACGGCAGGGAGAGACCGCACCCACGCACACAAATGGAGCACCCCATGGCAGACCTCAACGAAGCGCTGCTCATCGGCCACCTCGGCCGCGACCCCGAACAGCGCAGCTTCCAGAACGGCGGCACTATCGTCAGCTTCTCACTTGCGACCAATCGCAACTGGAAGGACAAGACCACCGGCGAGCCCAAGTCAGTCACTCAGTGGCATAACGTGGTCGTTCTTGACGAACTCGCGCAAAAGCTCGCCATGCAATACCTTAAGAAGGGAAGCCGCGTGCTCGTGCGCGGCACCATCGAAACCCGCAAGTACACTGGCCGCGATGGCAACGAGCGGACCATCACCGAAATCGTCGTCCGCCCCTTTGGAAGCAGCCAACTCCTTCTGCTTTCGAGCAAGAACGGCGCTAGCGCGCCCGCGACCGCCGTCCTCGAACCGCCACCCAAGGCAGGCCACCGCATCATTGACCTGGACGACGAAATCCCGTTCTGACCCAGAGCCCGCCATGAAGCCCCACAACAACCGCGGCACCGTCACGATCATCTCCAATCAGACCATGTCGGAGGCGGTCCTCGACGCCCTCAAGGACAAGCTCACTGACCTCCTTACCGAGCGTCGCCAAGAAATCGAGGCGCTTCACGCATCCCGCGAGCCCTATTCCTACCTGACGTCCGCCTGGCTTGAGCCACAAGACCCCGACATTGCCGAGACCACGCCTCCGTGCTTCATCACCATCATGTTCGGCAACAGCTGGAAGCCGCGGCTCGTCTACCGCATCGCCCACAACCTGATGCGGGCAGAGACCGACGACGAGATCGTGGCCGCCATTCAAGACGCCCTCGACTCACTCGCGTACGATTCCGACGCGAGCCCGCCATAACACGCAACGCTCGCGTGCGCGCTCTGTCCGCGCAGCGCGCGAGGTGACCCAATCCCCAGAAGCAGGGGGACCCGCACTGCTTCCGCCCCGCACGGCGATCCGTGCACCACCAACCCACCAAGGAGACTGTCATGTCCGACGACGTTCTTGACCGCTACGGCTTCGTGCCCGCCAACCACACCAAGCCGCAGTTCTTCCCCGTGTCCGTCCGCCCCGTCTACGACGAGCGCGGCATGGAGCTCCCCGGCTGGAAGCGCGTGCAGCGCGACGACACCGGCACCGTCCTCGCCGTGCACACCGACAGCTACAAGCTCATCACCAACGAGGAGGCGTTCGGCGCCTTCGAGGACGCCCTCCGCAACTCGTCCCTCGATCTCAACGGGATGCGCATCGCCACCGACTACGCCAACGGCGGTGCGCGCGTGTTCCGCCAATACCTGCTCCCCGCCCACATGGTGGAGGTGGCACCGCGCGTGCGCGTTGCGCTGCGGCTCCTGATGTTCAACTCCTACGACGGAACCGTTGCCTTCAAAGGCATGAGCGGCGCCTTCAACTTCGTCTGCGCCAACACCTGCGTCGTTGGCAAGGAGTTCGCGTCCTTCAAGATGAAGCACATCAACGGCAGCGTGGCGCTCGACCTTCACAAGGTCGCGACCACGCTCGTCCACGCTGCCGAGCAGTTTGAGGTCGAGGCGCAGCGGTTCCGACACTGGCACAACATCCGCATCTCGCCCATCCACCACGCCGAGCAGGTCGAGCGCGTGTTCCGTGCCATTCCCCAGTCCACCACGGCGCTCGTCGAGCACCTCACGACGCAGTGGCTGCGCGCGGCAACGTCTGACGGCCCCAACAACGGCGAGACCTTGTGGGCCCTCTACAACGTCCTGACCGCCTGGGCCACCCACGCGGTGCCTGCCAAGGGCGGGCAGTCCACGCGCTTTGACCGCGAGCTCCGCGTCGCCAAGGCGATCGAGTCCGACGCCTGGGCGGCCCTCACCCACTGACCCTCAACGGGCGGAGCGAGTCACCGCACCCGCTCCGCCCACCGGAGCCCTCATCATGACCCGCACACCTGTAGCCCTTGCCATCGCCCTTGTGCTATGTGGTGCATGTGCGCAGCGCGCCACGCTGCCCCCCATCGTCGCCATACCGCCGTGCTTCGGCGTCCCCGAGCACCAGCGCGTGGTGATCATCAGCGTCGGGCCGCACGACGTGCTGCTCACCAACTGCGACGAAGGAGACGCCGATGCAGAAGTCTCAGTCCTCCGGCCCCAGCAACCCCAAGTTCGAACGATGCGTCGCTTTGGTCCTCCGTTCAGAGGGTGGCTTCGTTGATCATCCCGACGATCCTGGCGGGCCCACCAACCGCGGCATTACACTCGCCACGCTGCGAGACTGGCGTCGCCAGTCCGGCGCCCCCGAGCCCACCGTCGAGGACCTCCGCGACCTCTCGGTTGCCGAAGCCAAGGCCATCTACCTTGCCCGCTACTGGAACGTCATCCGAGGCGACGATCTGCCCTTCGGCATCGACTACGCCGTCTTCGATGATGCCGTCCACAGCGGGCCTGGGGCCGCCGCCAAGCGGCTTCAGGGCGTCCTTGGCGTCAAGGCCGACGGTGTCATTGGCAGGGTCACCATCGCCGCTGCCCGCGAGGCTGACCGCACCGCCGTCATCGAGGCCCTCTGCCTAGCGCGCCGGCACTTCCTGCGCTCTAGGCCCCATGCTGGCAGCTTCCCCGGCTGGGAAAAGCGCATCGACCGCGTGCGCGCCGAGGCGCTGCGCATGGCTTCCGAGCGGATGCCCGCCGCCGAGGCCCTCCGCACCGACAGCGTGCGTGCGACCGGCGCTGCCACGGCCGGCGTGGCCACCATCGCCGCCATTGCCGAGCACGTCGCGCCCACCATCTCGGGTCTTGCGCCGATCCTGGAACGCGGCGGCGTTACCGCGCTCGTTGTCATCGGCGCCATCGTCGTGTTTGCCGCCGTGTTCTGGTGGCGTAAGCGGAAGGACTGACCGTGCTCACATGGCTTCTTAGCCCCATCGGCCGCTGGCTTGCCGCCGCTGGGGCATTGATCGGCACCGTGTTCGCCATCTACACTAAGGGCCGGCAGGACGCGGCGCGCCGTCTTCGGCTGCGTCACGCCGAGCTGGAACGAGATGCACAAAGGCGAGCTGATGAAGCGGCTGCTCGGTATCGCGGCGACGGCGGCGCTGCTCGCCGGCTGCGCGACGGCACCTTCTAGCGGGCCCTTCTGCCCCGAGCTTGTGCCGTACTCGCACGCGGCCCAGCGCGCGGCCGCTGCCGAGCTTGACGCCCTGCCTCCCAACGCCATGCTGCGCCGCATGATTGACGACTACGGCGACCTGCGGGCGCGCATCCGCGCTGCGTGCCAGCGCCGATGACCGACACAACCGACCGCAAGCGCCTGCTGCGCGATCCGGAGTGGCTGAGGACCATGTATTGGGAAGCCGAGTGGTCGATGCACGACATCGCCCGCTATTGCGGCGTCACGCACGGCTCCGTGCTGCACTTCATGCGGTGGCACAACATCCCCCGCCGCACACAGTCCGAGGCGAAGCTCGTCAAGAACCACATGCGCGGCAAGCTGTTTGGCATCGCGCTGCGCCGCATCAGAGAGCGAGAGGCACGTCAGGCCGCCGCCAATGCGGGCGCGGCTACAGAGCAGCCTCCTCGTCGCCCATGATCGTCAGCGACTTCAGTCGCTTCTCCAGCGCCGCCACTGCGTCCTGAGCAGTCCGGCCGCTTACCTCCGTCTCGGGCCGCCCCGGCAGGCGCGCAATCCAATAGACGCCCTTCGCGCGTTCGAGCTCCACCAAGCGCTCCGCACCCCCGACCGTCATCCGGCTTGTGAGCTTCATCAGTGAAGCCCCAGTATCTTTGCTACCGTGAAGCCAATGGTGGTGCCAATCACGCCGAACGCCGCTGCCAGCGTGCTCGCCGGGCCAGCACCTGACCCTTGCGCGTTCCGCGCCGTCAGCATCGCAATCGACGCCGCCATGTCGCTTTGGGCCACGAACAGCTTCCGCAAGTCGTCGTCCTGACGCTCGCGCTGCTTCCGCGCGTGCTCCGCCATCTCCGCCATGTGCGTCTGCTGCGCAATCAGCACGGCGAGCTGCTTCTCGATCGCTGTCAGCCTGTCGTTGAGGTCGGCGGTCATCAGAGGAACACCGGCGACCTATACCCTGCGACAAAACCGCGTTCGATCTGCTCTCCGCCAGCCGACCGAAGCCGCAAATGTGTCGCCAGGTACTCGTTCGCGGTCGTTGCGTACGCGCCCCAAAACGGCGCAACAATATGCGTGTTGTTGTTCACGTATCGCAGCACGCCTCGCCACTCGATCATTCGTAGGTCTGTTCCCGGCATCCCACCCGACACGCGCACGACCATATTCATCCTCACCGGGTTCCCTATTGTCTGCCCCGGGATCAACACAATAGGCTGGTTCGCGCCATGACCATGCGCTAGCGCGCTTCCAGCGATCACAGTCGCCTGATACACGTAGCCAGTCGTCGGATATGACGAGCCATTATCATACGACAGCTCGAGCCGGATTGTCGCCGAGGCCGCAGTCGAATAGTTGAAACGCATATTGCGGAAGTGGACCCACATATCCGTCTCGTATCCTGTCCCTGCGAGCGGCACCGTCACATTCGCCACAGGAGAAAAAATCTCCTGCGTATATAACCGCCGTGGCAATCGATAGACCTGGTCCAAGAGCTGCTTGCTGCGCTCCACCGACATAATGCGCTGCTGGTTCTGGTTTGATGGTAAATCACTTTCCTGCGCGATATTGTTGCCCACCACCGTCTCGGTGAGCTGCCGCACGCTGCCGCGATACGTCTTACCGTTGACGCTCGACACACCCAAGAAGCTGTCGTCGTCCACCAAGCTTGGGAACAGCGGGTACGTCCCGATCTCAGGCATCAGTTTTCTCCTTCCAGCGCCGTGCCAGCCTCACGCGTCATACTGCTGATCAGCCCATCCCACCAAATCAGGTTGTTGAAGACCACCAGCCGACGCAACGCCTTCGCCTTGTCGGACCCCTTCGCCTCCGACGACGTGAACGCCCAAATGGCCTGAAGCCACGGCTCAACCGCCGGCGCGCCGCCAAGCGTCGCAGTGCCCGCAAGCCGCACCCACGTCGGGTCTTTGTTCCAGGGCTCCGGGTCTATCCCCAACAACGGCCGCAACCCAAGCGTGTTCTTGCTGTAGACCTCGATCATCGTGTTGACGTCGGTCAAGATGCCCAGCACGCCGCTGCGCTCCAACGCCCCGAACAACCGATCCTTGCTCGTCAGCGGGCGCCTCTCATAAGGCGAGATGCGTAGGCCCTCGACAAGCCACGACAGGGCGAACATCGCCACAATGCCGCTCAGCGCGCGCATGTCGCGCTCCTGAAGCGCCGCCGCCAAGATGCGCTGCGTCGCTCCGAGAGCAAAGCCGCGATAGAGGAACGCCGCCCGCCCCCAGGGCTCGCGCATGAACAGCGGCCGGTCCGCCGCACCAGGCGTCGGCACCGCGATGTTGATGCCCCGGATGACCGCCTCACGCAGCGCGTTGGCCGCCTCCTGGTCCATCCACTCGCTCGCAGCTGCCAGGTAAAGCCGCCCATGCTTCGGCCGCCCAGCGCCCTCCCACGCAGCCGCGATGCGCTCCGCCATCTCGTCAGACACGCGCTCACGCAATATCTTGAGCCGCTCTCGGCTGATCGTGCCGCTCACCAACGCCACGCTGTCCCGCACGATCTGCGACATCAACAACGCACCCGTGAACCGCTTCATCAGGTCCGTCCACGGCGCCAGACCGTTGAGCAGCATCATCGTGGCCGTGCCACGGTCCCCGAACCGCTCGATGAGCGTTCGACCAAAGTCCCCAGGATGCACGCCGCTCATCTCATGGCCGCGCCCCAGAAGCGCCAGCTCCGCCGCCGCGCCCATCTCGTCCACCTCGGCCATTGCGAGCTTCAAGCCGCGCCCGTCGTCCGCCACCTTCTCGAGCAACGCGCCGAACATCTCGCGGAACCCAACGGACCACCCCGCCCGGCCGATATCCGCCACCGCCGCAAGCGCAGCCTTGCCCATCTGCGTCATCACCGCCCACTGCGACAACACCCGCAGCGCGCGCGGCGTCCACAACGTCGGGTCTTGCGGCAGCCCGTACCGATCATGCACCACGTCCCGAAGGTCGCGGATTGCTCCCAAGATGTTCTCCCGCGTGTCCTTCGGCACATTCGCCTGAATCATCCGCAGGTTCAGGCTTTCCAGCGTGCGGTCCATGCTCGGCGAGCCAAACCGCCGCGCCGTCTCGACCAGCGGCGCCATCACCCGATGGTAGTGCGTCGCCAAGTCACGCGCCGATAGGTGCAGAAACGGCGCAATCTGCTCAATCGGCGCCGTCACCCGCCGCTCGTTCAGGAACCCAGCTCGGCCCGCCACCGCGCCAGCGAACGCATTGGCATCCCCATACGTGTCCAGCACGGCCGACAGAATCCCGCTGTTGACCGGATCAACCTCAGCGCGCAGCAGGATCGCCTCGGCGATCTTCGCCTGCTCCTCCGTCACCATCAGCGGCTCGTCCGCTCCGCGCAGCGCCTTCAGCTCGCGCATCGCACGAGACAACGCACTCTCGCGCATGGCCGCCGCGAACTCCGCCACCTCGGTCGCCGCTAGCTCCGCCGCCCTTCCAGGAGGAAGACCACGGTGCTCATAGAGGACCCTCAGAACGGCGCGCAGCGCGCCCACCGGGCCCTCGCCCGCAATGTGCGCCGCAAGCGCATGGGCACGCGCCGCAATGTGATGCGGATACTTTGCCTGCCCCGGCGTCGCGCGACTCAGCCAATCCTTCGCGATAATCTCGCCAAGCTCGTGCTGGCGCTCCTTCACCACATCGCGCCGCCACACATGCGGAATGTATCCCGGATCACGAGGGCCGTGGAACTCGGGCAGGTCGGCGAGTCGAATACGAAGGTCGGCCAACGCGCCAATCTTGCCCCGCACCCGGCCAATCTCCTCGCGCACCATGTCCCACTGACGCTCAATGCGCACCTTAATGTCGGGCGGAGCGCCGGCCATCTGCGCCTCGAGCTCCTCGCGCCGCCCACGCAGTTTGTTCAGAAGCTCTTCGTACCAGTTCAGCTCCGCATCCAACTTGGCCGGGCTGATCAACATGCCCAGCCGCTCCATCTCATCGCGATACCAGTCGTAGAACTCGCGGTGCGCACGCGCCGCAGCCATCACATCCGGGTCCGCGTGCTTCCTCGTCGAGGCCGCAATCGCCACCTCGCGCTCGAACTCCTCCCACGTCAGCTTGCCGGGCTCACGCCCCTGCACGCGCTCAGCCGCCACGGCCGCGCGGTGTCGCAACGCACCGACCGTGCCACCAAGCTTGCTTTCGTCCCAGCCGCGATGGCGATACCACGCCTTCTCTGTCTCGACGATCACCCGCGTCAGCCGCGCCGCCAACACCTTCGCGGCGTTTTCAACGGACTGCGGCGGGCGCCACCCAATCTTCTCGCCTACGTAATGCAACCCCGGACTCTCTGCCAACAGGTCAGCAATCTCCGACACCTCGGCACGAATGTCCTCTGGCACCTTCCCGTCCGGCAGGTTCTTCAGGTAGTGCCACGGCATCTGCCGCGTGCGCAGCAACTCCATGCCACTCCCGGGCGCGATGCGATCCGCCGGCACGCCGTCCACCTTCGGCACTCCCGGCAACCGCTCGGGCAAAGGCGGCACCGGCGGAATCGGAGGCACACCGCCGCCGGAAGGCGCAGCAGCACCTCCGCCCGCAACATCGTCCGCAACAGCCGAGCCCTCGGGAGCAGACGGGGAGGAAGGAGCACCGGGCTCATCACGCGGAGGGGCAGGCTCGCTCGCACGCGCCGCGCCCGCCTCCGCACTCGGGGCCTCCGCCGACTCGTCCGCCCGCTTCAACACGGCCTCGGCAAGCGGGTCCGTCATCATCTCATCACGACGGAGCGTCGTGCCCGGACGCTCGGCCTCCAGCGCCTGCCGCTTGATCTCGTTGCGCTCGTCCATCATCTTGGCCAGCGCATCGCTCAGCGCACGCGCGCGGCTTGCATCAGTCGTCTGCCGCAGCTCCTCCGCCCTCTCCGCCATCCGCGCATCAAGCTCCGCAAGCCGCGCCTGCGTTGCCTGCTTCATCCGCGCCTCGTCCGGCGCTATCCCGACGCGCTCAGCAACCTCCGCTTCAAGCCGCCCCAGCTCGACCCGAGCGTCGTCCAGCTGCTTCTGCGCAATCCCGTAGGCCTCTCGGGCCTCGCCCACCTTGCGCTCCAGCTGCTGGATCACCTCCGGCGCGGCGTTCTCCGTCACTGCCGACTCAAGCTCGCGCTCGGCAGCCCGCAGGCGCACCTCCACGTCTTCCACGTGCCGCGATAGCGCGCTCACCTCCTCGCGCCGCGCTATCAGGCGCGGATCGTCAACCGACGCAACCTCCTCAAGCGGCCCGCGCGCCGCCGCGCTTTCACCATCGACACGCGAGACCGGGCGCTCAGGCGGGGGCGAGGCCACCTCATCGGCAGCGCTGGCAGCGCCACGCGGCTCGGGAACCTCTCGCGCCGCCGCGCGCACCGCGCCGTCCAACGGCTCAGCGCGCGCCGCAGTGCGCCCGGCCCGCGCCGCTTCAACCGCTTCCATCGCTTCGTGCCGAGCCGCTGCCGCACGTAGCGTCTGCATGTCCAGCAGTCGCCCGAACCCAGCGCCCACCGCTGCGCCGAACAGCGCCGCCAACGCCAACGACACGCCCGCATCACCCGCTGTCTCCGCCGGCATGACCGAATGTCGTATTGCCGCATCGATGCCCTCACCCACCAATGCCGCCAAAGCGCCCGTGGCCGCCCCGCGCAACAGCCCTGGCGCAATGCCAAACGGCAGCGTGAGCAAGTTTCCCGGCGTCAGCACGCCCGCAAGGAAGCCCGACACGTTGATGCTGCTGCCCGTCATTGCTTCGATCTCGGCAGCACGCATCCGCGAGGCATCGATCATGCGCTTGATCGCCTCCGTCTGCTCCGGGCTTTGGCTTTCCCGGAACATCCAAAGGTTGCGCTCATAGCCAGCCAGCGCGGCCGGATCGGCAAACGGATTGTAGCCCTCAACCGGCGGGTAGCGGCCCTGAAAGCTCACCTCGCTTCTGATGCGAGCAGCCGCAATCGTGTCCGCCAGCCCCGAATAGTGATACCACTGCGTGACGAAGTTCTCGATGAAACTGGCCTCGGCAGCCGGCGGCGTGCCGCGCCCGATCGAGAACCGCAGCGCCTCGCTCATGGCGCCCCGACCGCGTCTTCCTCGGCAAGCGACCGCATACGACGCTCCAGTCGCTCGCGCTCGCGCTCCACGCGCCGCACCAAGTCTTCGTGCAACAGCCGAGCACGCGGCGTGTCGAGATCAAACAGCGCCGGCACCGCCGTGCCGCGCTCCGACACGTACGTCATCACCCCATTGACCATGTACCACACCCGCCACCGCCGCACGCCGTTCTCGTAGACCGGCTGCAAGCGCAGGTCCGGCAACCCAATGTCCTTCGGCAGCTCCACGCCCTTCTCTTCCGCCTGCCGCTTCAGCTCCGGCAAGACCCACTGCAACGAGCGCTCGCGATTGTTGTAGGGAGCAGCCAACACCAGCTCGGGCGGATCGCGCACAATCGTCACCCGGTTTGGCAAGTCAGCCGGGCTGTTGATCCCGATCTTCGAGGGCCCGAACACGGCGAAGGGCTGGCTCGTCACGATGTTGCCCTGGGCATCCCTCACCTCGACGCCCGTCCGACCCATCCGCGCCATGACTGCCGCCGCGCTGTCCTCCAGCGTCCGGCCCGTCATCATCATGTCGTGCAAGATCGCCGAGCGAGCCAGCGCAATCACCTGGCCGCTGATCGCCGCCGTCGGCTCAAACCATCCGGCCGACGGCAGGTTGTCCATGATGGCCTTCAAGATCGCCGCTTCGCGCTGGTTCGGCACACGATTGATCCGGTTCAGCACGTCCTCGATCGGCGACACCTCGCCCCGGAACCGCGCCTGTCGTTCCGTCATGACTGCAAGCGGCGCCGCCCCGGCCTCACTGATCTCCCGCCACGCCCCCTCGAGCACCATCTTCGTCTTTGTATCAAGGCGCTCGAACGCCACGCGCACATTGCGCTTCTCGTTCGTCACGCCCTCATGAAAGACCCGCGCCGCCGCCACAAAGCGCTCCGGGTCGTTCCCTATCGCCGCCTGCTCAAGCTCCGCCCGCATCGGGCCCGGCAAGATGCCCGACGCCGCCACGCGCATCCCAATCGCCATGCCAACCGGCGTGCGATAGTCCGGCGGCTGGCCCTGATTCGCCATCGTCGCAATCTTCTGCGCCGCCACCGCGTTCGTCTGGTTGTTGTCGACCGGCAGCGCCCCCTCACCCATCATCGCGCCCATGACGCGCTCGATCGCCTCGGTGGCCGCGCGCTCATCACGCAGCCGCTTCTCCTCCTCCCGAAGGATCGCCTTGGCCTGCTCGGCCTGAACCGCAAGAGGCGCCGTCGGGTCAATGCGAGACACGAAGGCTTCGACCGGAGCCTCTGCACCAAGCGCCTGAAACCGCCCCCTCTCAAGCGCCATGCCCGCCGCTACGGCCTGCTCGTTGAGCCACTCCTCCGCCGCCGCGTTGCCCTGCGTCCGGAGCGCCGATTGCACCTGCCGCGTGATGCCCGGCGAGATGCTTTCGAGAAACGCAATCTGCTCAGGGTCAATGCGCCCCGAGGCAATCATGCGCTCCGACATCACCCGCACCGCACGATCCTCGTCACGCAACAGCTGCCTTGCCTGCTCCGCCTGCACGGCAAGAGGGGCAGACGCATCAATGCCCGGCCCTGGCGGAAGCCCCAGGCGCTCGCGCCTTGCGTGCGCCGCGCGGCCTTCTTCGACGATCTGCGAGCTCCGCACGTCCTCTGCTGCCGACGACGCCCGCACCCGCACCGCGTTCTCGACCTGCCGCGCAATGCCCGGTATCACCTCCTCGATCCGCTCAAGCCGCTGCGGATCAATCTGCACGGTCCGGATCATGCGCTCAGCCTCGGCGCGCGCCGCGCGCTCCATCTCCTGCAACGCCGCACGCGCCTGCGCCGCCTGCACCTGCAACGGCGCATTGCGATCTATGCCAGTCTCCACACCCTGACGCTCAGCCAGCGCCGTCACCTGCTCAACCGTCCGGCGCTGCCCCCACTCCTCGGCCATCACCGAGCCCTGCACGCGGATGGCCGTCTCGACCTGCCGCGTCACACCGGGAATGATGCGTTCCAGCTCAGCCAACCGCGCCACATCGACGCGGTTGGTCAAGATCATCGCCTGCGCCTCAGCCCGCGCCGCGCGCTCCGCCTCCGCACGCCCGCGCGTCCGCAACGTCTCCATCACGTTGAGGCGCGCCCGCGCAATCTCCGCAATGCTGCGCCTCTCGTCAGGCGTCAGCGCCGCCCCAGGAACCTGCTCACGCCCCTCCTCGAACCGCTGCAACCACACGTTGCCCGCCTGGTAGCCAAGCGCGGTCGCACGACGCAGCGCCGCGCCCGCAGCTACAGCCACATCCACCTCGCGGCGCCGGCTTTCAGCCTCCGCAGGCGTGAACACCCCAAGCGCGACCTGCCGGTCGATGAACGCAAAGGCACGCCGCCGCTCGGGCTCGGGATCGCGTCCCAACTCCGACGCCGTCTGGGCCTCGCCAACATTCAGGCTATGCGCCTGCACCGCCAGCCGCGCCGTCGCGGCCACCTCCCGCGCCGTGCGCTGCGCACTGAGCTGCGCATAGGTGCTCGCCGCCATCTGGCCAAACATCGGCGCCAGCTCGACGCGCATTGGCTCCGGCGCTGCCTCGAGCCACCCGCGCACGCGCTCCGTCGCCGCTTCTCGGAACGCATCCGGGTCAAGCGCGTGCTGCCGCGCAAGGTCAGCCATCATCTTGGTGGCAGCCACGCGGCTCTCGGCCAGATAACGCCCTATCAGCGCCTGCCGGTACGCACGATCCGCAGTGAAGAACGCCGATGCGGACGGCAGGTTCTCAGGAAGCTTTGGCTGCCCATCCGGACCCGTCTCGAAGGTGTGCGCCCCAGCTCGCGCCACGCCGCGCTCACGCGCATCGATGGTCGCGCCCTCTTCCGCCATCCGGTACAGCGGATCGATGACGCCAACTGCCGCCTGCCGCGCCTGCGATAGAACAGCGCCGGCGCGCGATATCCCGCGCATGTCGACAACGCCGATCGGCTCGACCCCCGTCGTCCGCTGATCGCGCGTCAGGTCGACCACGTCACCAGTTCCTTGCTATCGCCGCGCCGCCGGCAAGGAGCGTGCCAACCGGACGCAGCCATGCGGTGGAGCCAATCGCTCGGTAGCTCGCCCCCTGCACCTGCGCACCGTAGCCAGCAAGCTCCAGCTGCCGATCTCGCGCGGCACCCATCAACCGCAGGTTCGCCACGTCCTGGGCCGCCATACGCTCGTTCTCACCCTCGACCGTCAGCCAGGACCCAGACGTGAACGGATCGTAGCCACTCGCCCCCGCCGCCGCGCGGTTCGCGCCAGACACGAGCCGCGCCCGACGCAGGCGCTCCACCTCCTCCTGCGCCGCCTGGATGCGGTTCATCTCGCGCTGCTCGTCCGCCTGCATCCGCTGCGCCGCAGCCGCAGCCTGACCGAACGCAGCCTGCGTCCGCGCCGCCGAGTACTGGATGGCAGCCGACGCAACCGTCGCAGCGGCAAGCATGAACTGCCAGCTCATACGCGCACCCTCCGCGCTAGAGAAAGCACAGAGACCGGCACAAACGAGCGCTCTGGATCGCGCGTCAGCGTCACCGAGCCATCAAGCTGCCAGCCAAGTGAGACCGCGTACCGCCAGATATGCTCCGGCGGACGGCTGACCCACTGGCTGCCAATGAGTGGGCGCCCCTCGTCGTCCAAGATGGGCTCCAGGAGGTCGTCCAAAATGACCTCAGGCACGGGAGACGTGCGGCGATAGCCCGTAAAGTTCTCGGTGCCGTTCAACTGCACCGGGTCACTTGGGCCCGCAAGCACGCCGACACGCGTCACCCGCAAGCGCGCCGTGTCGATTTCCCCCAAGCCCGCATCGAACTTCACAGGGAACGTCCGAACGCGCCACTCGAACGGCTGGCCCAAGACAACCGGGCCCCTATACGAGAAGTTGTACCAGTTGCCGTCATCGTCGATGGGCGCGTTTGCCGACAGCAGCTCGCCATCAGGCCGCATCACAACCGCACTCGGACGCAAGTGCCAAAACTGGGGGCCGTATATCCCAGGGCCCGACAGATTGAGATGCATCGCCCCGTCCAGCGATACGTTGGGCACGGACGGATTGAGGTAATCGAGGCTGCCCGCGTTACCGCGCCGTGTGATTGTCCAAAGCTCGCCTTTGACCGAACACGCCGCTTCTATCGTCGAGTCCGGGCCGCCGACCTGCACTCGCATGATCTGGCTGATTCGCCCACCCTCGCCCGAGTGGAACAAGATAGCGGACCGCGTCGCATCCCGCACGACAGGAGACACCATAATCTCTTCAGGTCCGTAGGCGGAACCGTTCAGCGTGCAAACAGACGCGTGCTTTTGACCGATTTCCATGTCAGGCGCGACAAGGTTGGCGGCCTCAACGCGGATGCGGTTCTCAACAAGGTCGAACACGAGGCGGCGCAACGTGCGACGATCGCGCTGCCAGTACACGAGCGCGTCGTCAATCACCACCGGATCGGCGTCATGTGCCCCATAGGGCCCTATATGGCGCGAGACGATGTTGGTCGGCGTCAGCGCCTTACCCGGCGCACCCTCGAAGTAGCGCGCGGCGTTCTCGTGCAGTACCATTAAGTAGCGCGCACCAACCACGTGTTTGATCGCGCCATCGCCAGAAGCCGCGAGCGTCAGCGCAATAGCAGCGTCGTCCTCCCCCTCACCCTGATTGAAGCTGAAGTAAGCGTTCGAGCGGCTCATCCAGATGGCGTCCGGGCAATCTCGAGAGCCGCCCACCACAAGGCGCTGCTCAAAAAGACACACCGAAGTCGGATACCCATGCAGCGGGTGCCACGCCTCTTCCTCCCAGCGCGGCATGTCGACGTTCTGCGTCAGCCCCGGCGGCTCCATGTTGAAGACCGCCGTCGTGTCCGACGTTACCGCTGCGCAAGTCCCATACACCCACTTCTTTGTGGCGCTGTCGAAGATGCGAAACCGCATGGCAGTGTGATTGGGAACAAAGTACGGCTGCGTCAGAACCATATTCTGATTGCCCGGCGCCTTTGGGCTTGTGGTCCTGATCAGCACATTTGGCGGCGCGAACCGATACATCGGGACGTTCGCCGCCGTGCCGGCCTCGATGTTGAAGTCTGAAAGCTGGAACGTCAGGTCGGCCGTGCGCCGCAGCACCTTCAGAGGCATGTCCGGATGCGCAATGAACAGCGTGTCGTAAGCCGTGCAGAACCGTAGCTTTTCCAGACTGTCTTTGATAGCCAATGGCAGTTCGATCATCGCTTCGCTTAGGTTGCACGGGGTCAAAACGCGCGTTGGAGAGGCGGACGCGGAAATGCGATACGGCTGCACATAGACCCGACCGCCTTCATAGCCCGGCCTGTTCGCATACACCGCAATCAGGTAGCCGAAGTTTGGCGTGTCCGGCACCATTGCCGTCAGCCGCACGCCTTTCGACCAATCGATAACGTCAGGCGTCCACGTGTTGGCTTGATCGTAACCAATCCGCCCCGGGAGAAAGCCCGACACCCAGAACCCAGGGCGCGACTGCGCGCCACCGTGCGCGCGCGGCCAGCAGTTCATCATGACCCGCGCGGCATTGCGAAGCTGGGGCGTCTCCCGCCGCCCCTGCACGTGTTCGCCGAGCTCGCCCGAAACAAACGACGTTTGGATCGTGCGGAACTCCATCAGAACCTCCGCGCACCCGTAAGCGCAGTCGCGCGCATCCGCCGCGCCGGCCGCATCTGCGCATTGAAGTTGCGCGCCAACCGCAACGCACGCTCGGCTTGCGCCTTCATTGCCTCCGTCTTGCTCTCACTCTCGGTGAGCCCCATGCACGCCGCCACGGCAAGCTGAAGCTCGAAGTAGACCCGGAACCACGGAGGCCAGTCGGCCTCCGGAACGCGCGCGATGTAGAACACATAGACCGGCACGTCGTCCGAGAAACGCAGCAACAGCCGGCCACCGCTTGCGAGCTCGAAGTCGTGCACCAGCACGCCCCCATCGAGCCGCACACTCTCGAGCCGCAGCAGGTCCTCCGGAAGCGCGCGCTGCGTCGTCCACCCCGGCGGCGGAGTGCCCGGGGCCACAAGGACCTGCTGGCTGCGCGATGCCCACCACCACGGATGGATGGTGAGCGCAGCGTCGCGCTCGACCGCGTAGATGCGGCCCATCACCTCTGCCGCCGCCGTACCCTCGTTGAGGTGGACAACCGGCGCTTCGCCCAACCGCGCCAGGGCCGCATTGATGATGGTCAACTGGTTGCTCATCGCCTCCCCTTAGCAAGAAGGGGCCGACCTTCCGACCGACCCCTCCCCACACGCCGCAGCCGTCAGAAGCTACTACGTCATCACTGGAGCGACAGCTGCGTTACCACAACCTGCGACGCCTGCGACTGTGACGTCACCGCAAGTAGCGTCACTTGCATCGTGCCGCCCGTGTTCACCACGGCGAAGATGATATCGCCCTGGTTCAGCAAACGGGTCGCATCGTTGAAGTAGTTGGCACCCAGCACCGTCGTCCGCGTGTCGGGCGTCGAGTAGAACCAGATGCGCGGGCTGCGCGCGTTCGGGGCGGCGAGGAACGACCCCGAGAACACCGGGCCCGGCAGAAGTGCACGTGCAACGAACGCCATCGTCGTCTCTCCTTCGCCTCAGAGGTCGTACAGCTTCTTCCGGACGCCGACCTGATCGATCAGCGCCGCACCCATCGACATGGACCCGACGATGTTGTGCGCCTGCTTTTCGCCGTTCCAGGTGATATCGGTCGTGATGTCGGCCCCAATCGCCGCACCCACCGCCGACCGGTGGAAGAAGTAACACCACTTGTCGCCGCCCGTGACGGTTGTCCCCGAGAAGGGCATCCAGGTGAACCCGGCCCACCGCTTCTTGGGCGCCATCGTCTGGTAGATGTTGTCCGTCACGTACTCCGCCGACGAGAACTGCTGGAAGCTCATCAGATCGCCCCAGGCCTCCCACGGGACGACGGCGAACGCATCGTTGTCGAGCGGCACGTCGTTGGCGCCCATGATCTCCATGGCCGCCAGCGGGCCCGCCACCGTCGTCCACACCGACGGCTGACCGTTGTCGATGAACTGGGTGGCGGTATCGAGCGCATTGACAATGTCCTGGTCCATCGCGCGGCCCAGCGCCCACACGATGGTGTTGACCAGCACACCACGCTCGTCGTGGTTGATCTTCAGCTCGTCGAGCTTGTCCACCATCTCGCGCGCATAGCGGTCACGAAGCGTGATCGTGACCGTGCCGCGATCGGCGTTCATCAGAGGCACTTCGCCGTTCCGAGGCTTCTCGGTTGCCGTGCCTCGGCCGAGCTTCTGCATCGTGGTCGTGGCCTCCCGGACTCGGGTCTTCAAGCGCACCATCGGCCGCAGCTGCGACCCCATGCGCTGGAAGGCCGTGAAGACCTCCGTCTGGAAGCCCTGTACGAACGAAACGTCGATATTCTGCGCCATGTCCTACTCCCAGGTTGCCGCATAGCCGCTGCGGTTGTCCTCGGACGCAGGAACCGGGGTTGTGGCGCGGCCGCCCCTTCTGCCAGTCCTCCGGGCCGTCGCTTTCTATTCGCACACTCGGGTCGCGTCGCGCAAGCCCGTTCCAACCCCGTCAGCCTTTCTTGGGGTTCTTCTCGTAGAACGCCAGCGCCTTCTCGAACACCTTGGCGCGGTAGTTGGGGTCCTCAAAGTAGCGGCGGTCCATCATCGCTTCCTCGACCTCCGCCAGCGTCTGGAACGGCCGGTCGCCGCTCAGGTCGGGCTGCCGCGACCCAGTGCCCGGCACGCCCTCCGCACCCGCCATCCGCATCAAGGCCTCAATGGCCTCCACCACCTCCGCCCGCTGCGCCACGCTCACCAGCGCCTTGTAGTGCGGCTCCTTGAGGTTCGCCGCAAGCCACCCATCAAGCACCGCCAGCCGCTCGTCCGCCTTCTCCCCAAGCTTCTGCCGCTCGGCCTTCAGGTCGGGCAAGCTCGCGGCCAGCGCCTTCGTGAACAGCGCCACCCCCTCCTGAAACACCTCCTTCGGCAACCGATGCTTGTAAGCCCACCGCCGCGCCTCCTCGGCCATCGGGTCATTGGGATCGATCGTCATCTCGTAGCCCTCGGGCGGCGCAAAGCCCTCAGGCAGCTTGATCTCGTACTCCTCCGGCCTCTGCGGCAGCGCCCTCTGCCGCTCCGCTTCGTACTCGGCGATTACCTGCTCGCGCTTCGTTGCAAGCCGGCGCTCGAGCTCTGAATACGACTTCGCCAGCGCCTCCACGTCCGGCCCCGTGTCCCGCCAGAACTTCTCCGGCAGGTAGTCCGGCCGCACGGGCACGCCGCTGGAAGGCGCAACAGGCCCTGCCCCCTGCCTCGCCTCACCCGCCGCAGCCGCCACCGCCGCTTCCTCAGCCATCACCCTTCTCCTCCTTTGGACGAGCCCGGTCGAACAGGTCCACCACCACCGACCGCGCCCCCTCGTTGTAAGCCAGCGTCAACGCATCAAGCGGCGGGCCATGCACGGCACACCACCGACGCAAGAGGTAAGAACGCAACACGGCGCCGCCTGCCACCAGTGCGCGGTTCACCGCCCGATTGACCTCGTCATCGGTCATCAGAACGTCCTCGGCTGCCCGCCACCAAGACCGCCGCCCGCAGCCGACATGATGGCCTGGGCCACTGCCCCGCCACCCTGCACGCCACCCAGCTGCGCCGCCATCTGACCCATCATCGCACCACGAGCGCGCTGCTCTTCCGGCGACACCAAGATCGACGTGCCAGTGTCGAACAGCCGCGCCAGCTCACGCGTCATCCGCGACGGATCAATCTCCGTCGCCAGCACCTGCGGCCCGAACAGCGACCCAATCGTCTGCGCGAGCTGCACCTGCCGCTTCCCAAGCGCCATCGCGCCAGAACGCGCCAGCGCCGACGTCGGCTCCACGCGCGTCTTCCTCCCATCAATGACAGGCATCTGGATCATGCCCGCCTTCACCAGCAGGTACCGAAGCCGCGACATGAGCGGCACACAGAACTCCGACCACACACGCTCATACGCCGGCCCGATCTGCCGCGCCAGGTCCAACATCCGTTCCTCGACCTCGAACGCCGTCGGCGGCGTGCCCTGACGCGGCCCCAGAGAGTCGTTGTAGAGCGCACGCCGGATGCTGTCCTTCAGGTCACTGATCACGAGCTGCGTCAGGTCAACCGGCACATGATGCCCGATCGGCTGCAAGCCCTTCGACCCAGGCGCCACCGGCAAGATCGTCCCAGGCACCAACGACACCGTGTCAAAGTTGATCACGCCGTCGTCCTCAGCCTGCCACAAGCCGCTGATCTGGATGTCAGCACCACGCAGCAGCTTCTCGACCACCGCATTGAGCGTCCGCACACTCGGCAACGCCTTGATGGCCGGCCCGATCCCATAGATGTCACCAGCGGCGACAGACCAGCGGCCGCACACGAACGGGCACGAGCCCTCACCACGATACTCGCGCTTCCACAGTATGTCGCCCGCCTTGCCGGTCGGCACACCACGCACCAAGAGAAGGCCGTGATGCCACACCTCCTGCACGCCGTCCGGCTCCAACTCGCAGAACTCGATCACCTCGACCGGCTGCGTCTCGTCAAGGTCAGACGGCAACGCAATCCGGGGATACTTGAGCCGTAGCTGGCCAGGGCGATGCCTCTCAAGGATGTAGAACGCGTCCGGACGCGGCCGGTGCCAAGACGCAAACCACACCGCCGTCATCGGAATGGGCTCGAACAACAACCCGCCCGGCAAGTCAGGCTGATACCCCACACGCATCAGCCAGTTGCCAAAGCCCGTCGCATCAAGCAGCGTCTCGTTCACCGCCGCCTGAAACCGCGAATACGACAGCCGCTCGAAGATGTAACGCTGCACCGCAGCAAGACGCCGCTTCGTCTCCTCGTCCGCGCCCTGCATCTCCAGCCGGGCCCACTCGACCCCAGGGGGCATGATGCCCGACTGCAAGCGAGCCGCACACTCCTCCACGGCCATCACGGCCGTGTCGTCGTAGATCTCGGTCGTGCCCAGCCGCGGAGGCAGCGTGTTGTAGACGTCACGCCGCCCAGGCATCATCAACGCCAGCACGTCCGACCACAGGCCCTCATACGAGGTGCGATGCTGCCGCGCCTCGCGATAGCGGCCATGGATCGCGTCGGCGTCAAAGCGCATTGCCATCAGCGCGCCGCCATCGACCCAAACTGGTCAGCGCTGCCAAGCAAGCTCCACTTGCCACGCTTGGCAAGCAACCAAGCGCGGCGCTCCTGCTCAGCCCACCGCTCCGCCGCCGCCTTCTCCTCCGCAGCCCGCTTCTCCGCCTCCTGCCGCTGCCGGATCAACTCCGGATCGGGAGGCGGCGGCGCCGGCGGCTTCGGACTGAAGATTTTGCCCATGCTCGACCTCCTTGCCCCACACCGACATCACAGGCCGATACCCACACCGACGCACCAACGCCTGATACCCCACGCGCGCCGGCCCACCAAAGTGCCCATGAACATGCACCGCCACGGCCCCGTTCCGCAACGCCCATCCCTCAGCCACCGCCAGAAGCATCGTCGCCGCGGGCCCACCACGCCACCGAGGCCGCACATAGAGCTTCACCACCTCCCCAAACGTGGGCTCAAACATCGGGTCCACCTGGGCAATCACACCCCCCACAACCTCGGAACCCTCCCACGCCAGCCACGCCGCCGCATAGTCACACTCCACCACCACACGAAGAAACCCAGCCGCCGCCGGAGAAAGCCGAACCCCACGCCCATCCTCCGCAAGCCCCTCGCCATAGAGCCGAAGCCCGGCAGGAATGTCCGACACCCGCGCCCGGCGAACCTCGATCACCGGCGACTCGCAAACTGACCAAGAGGGGAATAAGACGACGGCGCCTTCACACGCACCACAGGGCGCCGACCACGCAACAGCTGCCGCCCCGCACCAGTCCCCAACACGGCATACTGCAACGCATCATGCACATGCGAAAACTGATCCTTCACCGGCTCCATCTCATACCGAGCCTCCCCAGAGACCCGCAGCCGACGCATCCGATAGCCACCCAAGAACCCGGACCGAAGGATCGGACAATCCTCCGACACCACCAACGCAGGGCCCTCGTTGACACGCTGCATGAGAAGACTGCGCACCGCACCCTGCCGCACCTCCGGATCGTTCGTTTCAGCCGGATAGATCGTCAGCCCCTCAGCGGCAGCAATTGCAAAGGGCGTCCGCGCATCCGTCTGCGCACGCTGCGACCCAGCAGGATCACCCCACGCCACATACCGCCCCTCCGCCATGTGCTGGGGAAACGCCTCATGCAGCCCAGGCAGGACCACATCCCGCACAAACTGCTGCAACCCCATGTTCCACGACACAAACTCCCGCAACACACGGCGCTGCCCATTCACCACCTGAAGCACCACACACGCAGGCGTCAGACCGAAGTCGAACCCAAGCACAAGCTTCACATTCGGGACAGGAACAAGACGCTCCCGCACAAGGTGAATGTCGTCCACATACTCCGGATACACCCGCATCCCATCCGCAGTGCTCACCAAGCGGTTCATCAAGTACTGGTCGATGTACGCCTTCGATTTCCCTACAATCAGGTCCAGGTAGTAGTTGGGCCGCAGATTACGGATATTCTCCGCCAACGGGTTCAGCTCATACCCCACCACCGTCCGCCCATCGGGCCCGAACTTCTCAATCAACGCCGGCGGTTGCAGGAACAGCTCCCACCCAGGAGGACGCACCGGGAACTCCGACCGAATCTCCTCCGCCAACCACATCGGCACCGGCGCCTCACCAAACACCCACGCCAGCCAGCAATCCGCATCCCACGCATTGCTGTCCGCTATGAACCACTTGCGCGGAGGAATCGGCGCCCCAGGAGGGCGATACCGCCCCAACCGCTCGTCAATCACATCAATGATCTCCTTGGACTGCTCCTTGATCTCATTCGCCCAAGCCCCAGACAGGTCAAGCGAGCGCAGGTCCCGGACCTGATCCGGCCGATCGAGCGGCATGAACAGCACGTCCGCCTCAACATCCTTGAACCGAAACTCGTAGGTCAGCGGCGGAGACCACCGCATCCGCCCAAACGGACTGTTGTCCGGAAACCACTGCAAGAACGTCTCAATCGTCGTCGTCCGCAACTGCGGACCCGTGTTCCTCGTCACCAACCACCGACTCCGCCGAATCCCATCATCACTCGGCGGATACGACACCGCTAACCGGAAGAGCTCAATGCAACACGCCGCACTCTTCCCACTGCCCACCGGACCACGAATCACACGAAACAACGCATCCGACTTGAAAAACGCACGCAACACCGCCCCGTCAGGCCGATACTCCCGCACCACACCCTGACGACGCGGCGCACCGAACATCACAGCACCCAGTCAGGAACCAACACCCCGTTCCTCATCACCAGCCGAACCCCGTCCACCTCCTCCCTCAACATCGCCTCCCGCGCCTCCGGACCCAGACCCTCGATGATCCGATCCACCGCCGCATCCGACGTCACACTCGACCGCGACCCCAACCTCCGCCTCACCGCCACCCTCAGCCTCGCCAACTCCACCACATCCACCGGCAGCCTGTGCACGCCTCGCCTCCCTCTTCAACCTCTCACGCTCACGACGCGTCTTAGCACGACGCACGATCACCTCGAACGCATACGCACCACGCCCATCACTCTTCCTCCCCTTGGAACGCCGCACACGCGGCTCACCCTCTCGCACCTCCACATCACCACTCGGACGCCACCCCATCCTCATCCCAGGGCGACTCCCAGGCGGAACACCAGGACCAAACAGCCGACTGCCCACAGGCACCACACGCACACCACGCTCCGCCAACTCCAAAATGCGCTGCAACTGATCACACAACAACGGAACCACACGCGGATCACACATCGCCAACACACGACGATGCCCCAACCGCTCCACCATGGCACGCAAGTCATCCCACCGCCACTCACGTTGCATCAGCGCACCCCGAAGGTTGGGAGGAAATCAGAGGGATGAGATAGCCTCGCGGCCAGCCGGCCCACGTTTTTCCCCCTCCCCTGGGGGGAGGGGAAAGGGGGG